GTATTTCTCCTTCAGGTAAAGCCTCACCATATTTTTCTTTGAACGCGGCAATAGCACCTGCTGCATCAGTTTGCATTTGTGTTATAAGAGCAGCCAAATCAGCTTGTAAAGAATCCCCTGTTGGAATTTCAGGAAGAGCTGCTTGTAACTCGGCTAAGGCTTCATTAGCTTTAGATTCTAATTCGCTAAGAGCTGACATGCCTTCGGCAAGTTTACCTTTAATCTCATCAACTTTACCCATGATCCCATCAAGGGCAGCATTACTTCCACAGTTTAACATCTTTTATCCTCAGTTAATAATTACGGTACCAGATCCACTTGTCATAGCTCCAGCATCTGCCGAATCACCAATCCGGCCAATTGCAATTCCATTAACAAACACATTTGGAGAACCAGCATTTAGGTTAGCAACATGTGGCGCGCATGGAGGAAGTGGCGGAAATGGATGAGCCACTGTAGGTGCACCCACAACAGCCGCTAAAATTCCATTGGCCGATACTGTACTCTGAGCCGCTCCACCAAGTGTGGTAGTTGCAGCACAAATATGACCTGTGCTTAAACTATCTCCTATTCTTACTACTCCTGGCATATTTTATCCTATGGGTTCAGGTTAATGTTAGGACCACCGGTAATAGTAATATCACCACCAGCAGTCGTGTTTTGAGTTGAACTATAACTTTCAGTCACAGCACCAGTAACTGTATCGTTTAAAGTACCGGTAATATTATTTGTTACGTTACCTGTTACAGTCCTATCATAATTAGCAGGTGTTTCCACCTTAATATTTCCTTTTGATGTAATGGTTAACTTACCAACAGTAGTTGTTGAATAATCTTTTTGTGCAAACACATTTAATTTATCCATAGTTGTAATGCTTGTTTCACCTGATACTGTAAGGTCTTCTGTTTTACCGATTGTAGTATTTCTTAAGCCATCAATAATTCTTGTTTCATCGCCACCAATTCTTTGTACATAATTTCCTTGAACATTACTTGCAAAGTCTTGTGCAATTTCTAAATGCTCTGAATTACCGATTTTACTTTGTCTTGATCCACGAATTAATTCTGTTTTATTTCCACTTACTTCAAGATGATAGTTACCTTTTACGAATTGTCTTAGGTTTCCATCAATTGTAATATTTGCATCACCCATAATATAGATGTTGTCAGATCCATAAACAGCTTTGTAATTAGAACCTACAATAGTAATTGTTTTATTACCATTTGCTTGATATTCTTCATTTGTACCAGAAGTATGGTATGTACTAATACGTTCATTACCAGGTGTATCATCAATTTCTAAAACATGTCCACCTTCAGTTTCATGAACTTTATTGAATGGATACCTTGGAACAGCATCGTTAAATGGCTTAGGCATATCCCAAGTACCACGCTCATAATAAGCATCAGGTTCGTCTTGTACCACACTTGTCAATTTATCTGGTACAGCAGTTTCAATTTTTTCTTTTCTTAAATTAACTCTATTTCGTGCAGAATAAGTATCTTCGTATTCTTCTCCAATAGCGTTATATGGAGTATCGGGTCCTTCTAATCTACGAGGATGAATACCAAGAGGATCAGCAAATCCAGCTTGAGGTAAACCACTAGGGCCAGCTTCTCCTACAACAGTACCCATAACCATAGGTTGCTGTTTAGATTCTCCATCCATATAGAATCCTACAACCCAAGATCCTTCAACAATACCAGTAGCACTTTCACCGATACCTGCACAAGCAGCTGTTGTAACTGGCATCATAACTTGAGACCAAGGTAAAGATTCTGTAGGAATTTTAGTTTTATCAGGATCATGATCGCCGTATATACGAACACGAAGACGACCCATGCTGTCTGGATCCATACGATCTTCAACTACACCAACAAACCATATCATACTATTTTGCATTATATTCTTCTCCAAGTCCATCACTTACTACTTCAAGCACCAAATTGTAGTCACCTTTTGCTTGAATCATATGGCGACACTTAGTAACTAAATGTCTTCCACTTCTTTTTTTATCTATAATCTGTTCTGGTTGTTTCTTATCATGTAACTCAGTCTTTGTAAACTCTAGCTCTACAATAGATCCTACCTCAATATCAAAACGTCCAGGAACTTGTATTTCATATTTAAAGCTTGAAAGCATTCTATTATAGTTATTTGCAAAGGGCAGAATATTATTAGTAAGACTATTATAGTTTGAGTGGGTTTCATCGAAATTACCTCCACTCGTAAAACTTACGCTTTTAATTGTATCTTTATATTCGTTAATTTTTTTACCATCAAAAGTATTTTTTTCATTTAATATAAGTTTTTCTTGTAGCCTAGGCTGACTGTCAAAATAATCTTCAACATTATATTCGAATTCAGTAGCGTATTTTCTAGAAGTATCAACATTCATATAGGTAGATCCAAATGCTCCACCTTGAATCTGATTAATAATAATTCCATTGTTTACGATATCAAAATTAACTGGAGTTTGAGCAATTTGATCGAAGTTATCGTTCTGTCCATCAATACTTTCTTTATTTTGTGAATGATACTTAAATGTTTCTCTTGATTCTCCTTTAAAGAGTGTATCAAAAGAAGTAAAAAATGTTCCATTACGCCATGTGTTATAGCATACAATTGGAACATTGTTTTGATCTATAGCACGATTCATAAGCCAATTAATAGCTTTGTATGGATTCCAATTAGGGATAACACACTTATAAGTACCTGAAGATTTTTCTACATATCTTAATTCTGTATGTAAATAGTCTTCCATAATTGAGTTAATAATTTCATCAATTGTTCCCTCGTATGCCTGTGATACGAGTTGTAATATATTATAGAAATAAGCTTCCTCTACAAGTTCTATGGTATAAAACATTGTAAGATCAGTTGCACGATCTAAATTTACTACCTTTGACGTACGCATTTTAATTTCGTGGATAACATCACCACGTTGGATATCAGCTGTAATTAATTCTTGACCTGTAATTGGAAAGTTAGATAACAAACCACTACCATCAATAAGCATCATATCAGCTAATAAAACTGGCTGACCAAGTTCTTCGTAAATATTAAATTCTACTACAAGATCTGTAATATCAGTAGAAAGACCAGCAGTATTACTTAATACAACATTAGATACTTCAACATCATTTGGAGTTACTAATTGCTTAGAAGCCATTATTCTTTAATCACTTTTCTAAATTGTTTAACTACACGGTCAATAGCTTCTGGCCTAATAACTTTAATTGTTTTTCTTGTCTCATTAAGTGCTTGCTCATATTGTAAATTAGTTATAATAGCTGCTCCAGCTGTATTACGAGGAACAGTAACTCCATCACCATTTTCATAGTGATGTGTAGCTTTTAATTTTTCAACTGACCCTGTAATAGTTGCTGTATCTCCAGATGTTTGTCCTTGAATAATTTCTCCTGCAGAAAAAGAACCAGTAATAGTACCAACTTCAATCCAACCAAGAGAAGTATTTTTTCCCACAACAACAGCTGATGCTCCTGAAATAAGACCAATTAATGTTTCACCATTTTGAAATTTATTAAAAAAGTCAAAGGTAGAAATATTAATCATATTACCTTTATAGTCATGTTTAATTTTATCATTTAGATCAGCATTACTTAATGGCCAATCATCAATACTTTTTAATTCTGGATTTGCTACAAAGAAAGTCCAATAGTAATTTGGAGTATCATATAGTTTCATAGATGTATGGTCAGGTCTTTCACCTTCAGGTATATCATAAAATCTATAAAAAGTAATATCATCCTTAAATTTTGTTACAATCTTTGCAAACCGGAAACTATCAACAATTGTTCTTTTTTGACCCGAAGCATCTAAATCATATTCAATCTCTGGAAAGTACCTAAAGTATTTCATTAGAATCCTCCGTCCATAATAGTCTTTCTATCTTGAGTAGCTGTTTCTTGGAAACTCATAGTAAAATCGATTTCTACTGGAGAACCATCTGGGAAGAAAGCTGGACCAGATGCTCCATAGTTTGTAGATACAGATGTACAATATGCATTTGCAAAGTTAATCAGTTTAGCTTTACCTCCACCTTTTTGAACAAAATCTATTTTGAATATATCGGGAAATACAAATGTAGATCCACCCGCAATAAGCTCAGGATATGCATGTGCTCGTAATGTCTTAATCATTGATTCAACAATTGCAGATTCAGCAGCGTTACTTGCCATAAATTTCCATGTAAGAGAAAGCTGTCTAAGAGCAGGAGCTTTAAAAAGCATTTGTGTTCGAGGATTTTTAGTTTGTCCATTACCAATTGCAAGTACTGCAGCAAGGTTTGATTCTGTAGTACCTGAACCAGCTTTATCAGCAGCCAACGCACCAAAGTAACCTTTAAGTGTATCGATAAGACCTATGTCTTTACCTTCAGATGCTTGTTGAGCCGCACTTAATGCAGAACCTACAGCATTTGTAAAGTCAATGTTTTCATAAGCTAGTCCATCAGCAAATGTTACTGCCGATGGTGTATATAAATAGATTTGATGTAATGGTGTAGTTGATGCGGTTTGTTGAGAAACATTAGCAACAGATTTCGCTGCATCTTTAATGTTTGCATCAACCAAAGAATTAGATCGCTGAAAGATACCTATCCTGCACATCACAGGATGTTTTTCACTTAAATTGCGAGGATAAACAAATTTTGCCATGATTCTAATAAACCCTATTGAATTACTATACGATTATTTATATGACTTATAAAGGCCGTTACAAGGTAAAAAATATCTCAAAATATAAGGGAGATCACAAGAAAGTTGTATATAGATCTTCTTGGGAAAGAGCTGTATTCAAATTCTTAGATAATAAATCAGATGTTTCTGAATGGAGTTCAGAAGAATATGTTATCCCATATCGTTGTGGAACAGATAAGCGTATGCACCGTTACTTCATTGATATTTATTTCAAAGATGCGGTAGGCCAAAAATGGCTTATAGAAATTAAGCCAAAGAAACAGTGTCAGCCGCCAGTAAAACCGTCTAGAAAAACAAAGCGTTATCTTAATGAGGTAATGACCTATGTAAAAAATCAATCTAAATGGGACGCAGCTAGTAAATGGGCAGATGCTCGTGGGTATAGATTTGCTATTTGGCATGAAGATACTTTGAAACAATTAGGAATTAAAATCCTCAAGGGATAGTGTATAAATAAAGGTATGGCAGATTCGTTTTTTGAAAAGTTACAACTACAAGCATTCAGAGCAGGTGTACAACCTCGTTCAGATGAATCGCAAAAGTGGTTTAGAAACAAACTTAAAAATATTGGACAAGTTAATAGACAAAAACTATTAAGGGATTCAGCATTACAAAGGGTGTCACGTCCGCGTATGGGCGATATGTATATGTTCTTTTATGATCCAAAACATAAAGAAACATTACCATATTATGATACTTTCCCTTTGATTATTATGGTTGAAAAAGCTCCTGGTGGATTCTATGGATTGAATATGCATTACTTACCACCAGTACTTAGAGCTAAGTTGTTTGATGGACTTGCAAAGTCTGATGAAAGATACGATGAAAACACAAGATTTAGAGCTCGATATAGGTTACTACAATCTGTAAGAAAGCTGAAATATTTTAAGCCTTGCTTTAAACATTATCTTACAAAGCATGTTGAAGGAAGGATTTCAAAAGTAGAAGCACCTGAATGGGAAATCGCTTTATTTATGCCAACACAAAGGTTTAAGAAAGCAACAGCAACTCAGGTCTATGCTGATTCTAGGAAGGCGTACTAATGGCATTACCAGCAAGTATTGATACAATTAAATCTACCCTTGGTAAACGAGGTGGAATAGCACCAGCTAATAGGTTTGCTATTTACATGAATTTACCTCTTATTTCT